GTTCTTCAAGATAAAGGGCAATACTGCCGTCTGAATGATTATGAATTGAAAATAGCGGGTCGCGTGGTTGCTTAAATTGATTTAAGTTCATCGGCCTTCACCAATTTCAAAAGCTGCAATAATGATGAGATACAGGCAAATGATGCCGATAAATCCACACGCTAAGCCTAACCAAAACATAGTTTTCCTTTCCGTTCAAAGTAGGTGCGCATATACTACACGCGATTGAACAGGGCAACCCGCTTAGACTCGCTGAACTTCAATCTGAAAAGGTTTGGCGGTGTTGATGTCATATTTGGCAGCAATCGCAAGTGCCTTGAGGATTTCAGCCTTGCCGACATTTGGCACTGCCCCCGCCAATGCGCCAAGCGCGTAGGCACTGCCTGAGCCGACCCCATACAGGCCATCTTCAGATTGGGTAACGCTCAAGTCATCGCCAATTTCAAAGACATTGCCAGCAAAGGCCAATAGATATGAATAACTGATTCCCTCTTTGGTGTAATCAAATCCCTGCAACTTAAATGCCGCAATGATGCTTGGAATGATTTTTCGACCCATAAAGGTAACTGGGTTAGTGCCATCAAAGGCTGGCGGTGTCCAGTTATAGGTAAGAATGTCACCTGGCCTGCAATCACCGCTTACTGCTAAAAGGTACTTTTTCAGCTTTACGATCTTGGGTGTGCTGGGCGAGATGATGCGCTTATCCCCATCTGTTACCTGAGAGTCTGCCCCTAGAATGGCAAAATCAGGCCCCTGGAAGGCGATTAGCGTGGTCATTGGCCAAGTGTAGGGTAAAGGCGTGAAAAGGCGTGGAAACCCTAGCAATTCCCCAATTTCTTTGGGTTTCCACGCCTAGAGCCGACCCTAACACGCCCAAAAAGCGTTATCAAATCGTTACCAAAATTTGCCCGTTTGGATTGGTGTCTGTATATACAAAATGATAAAGTTTTCTTATTGGGGAACGGCCTCAATAGGAACGGAGCTTCAAATGTTAAATTGCCAAACTTGCCCAGCAGTAGTTGAAATCCTTGCCCACCAAATCCGTGGTCGCAATACAGTTGTGGTTTGCCTTGATTGCGCAAATCGTTACTACCAAGATCAACTAACACGCACACTTATCAACGCAGAAAAGGTAGGTGCATAATGCCAAAGAAGTGTTGCGATGTTGTGTATTGGAAACACAACGAAGGCTGGGATGCCTACAAAAAAGATGATTGCCAATTTGTAAATAATCATTGGATTCCAAATTGGTTTGATTGTTTTATTGTTGAAGATGCACCAACAAAAAAAGATGCAATCAAATCAATTAACGAGCTACACATTTTGGGATTGTGCCTAGTATGACATTTTCAACCAATTACACCTGCACCTGCAACGCCTGCAAAGAAACATTTGAATCAGTTATGAAAGTCAATTTATGTCTGCCTTGCTTTGAGGCATACCTAGCGAATTTGGAGAATAACTAAAATGGGTGCTATGAAATCTTTGTTGGCAGATACAACAACCAATATGTATCACATCAGCGTTGATCTAAACGAAGCCTCTTTGTGTGGCAACCCTGACGAAATGAAGCAAGCACTTCGCAGGGCAATTGTTAACTCTGCACTTGCAATTGCATACCTTGATGAATTGGAGCAAATGTAATGATTACAAAGCGTGGCAAGCGTGTACGAGCAATTGCAATTGCAATTGGCATCATCCTAGTTTGGCAGGTTGCCAGCAACCTTTGGTGGGTTGGCATTGATGCACCTAACGCTGAGTTTCTTGGTTGGTGTTGGGGTTCAATGAGTGAGTGCGTGGTGTTGTGACCTGCAAACATATTTACCAGCATATTGGGTTGGAAATTTGCCCTGATTGTGGCAAACCAACCCACGACCCCAATAACAAAGTAATTGCACAAACTCACAAACAATGGGTTGCAGATAACCCTGATTACATACCAAGCGGATGGACTTCAATATGACACCATTACGATCAATCAGAATCTCAACTGAATTGTGGCAATCAGTTAAAGAAAAAGCCACAAACGAAGGCACAACGGCCACCGCAATCATCATTCAAGCATTGCGCGAATACATAAAAACTCCCTAAAACAAAAAAACCCGCTATATTTAATATATGTGGGTTCATCGGTTATCAAATGTTGATAAAGTCAACAAAATTGCTACCTGTTCAAATTGTGGACAGGTAGCAATTGTTACTTCAAAAACAAATACTGCCTGTATAAATAGGTACAAAGCTCACCGTGAAAAATATAATGAATCACGCAGAAAAGGTAAAAAACGAGAAACTGCAAAAGATAGCGTTTCATATAGAAAAAAATCTTTATATATTAAAGAACAAAAAAATAAACCTTGTATGGATTGTGGTATTTCCTACCCATACTATGTGATGGATTTTGACCATAGAAACCCAGCAGAAAAATCAGGTAATTTAGCAAGAATGGGTGCTTCACCTTTTGAAGAAATAATTGCGGAAATTGCAAAATGTGATCTTGTTTGCGCAAATTGCCATCGTGAAAGAAGTTATGGGAAAAAGGGTAAGCCCCCAACCAAGTAGGAACGGCTACTTAATTGAGGGCTTACCTATGGGGGCGTTTTGCGCCTAAGAGTTAATCTATATGTGATGCAAGTTCAGCACAAATTGCAGCGTAAGCCGCCAAATCAATCGCTGAATCTAAGTGGTTTGGCTTTGCAGATAGTCGAGCAAGTTTCATTGCCGCCATACATAAAGCTGCAACTTCAGGTGGAACTGCATCCCCTGGTTGGGCCGTTTCAACATATCTTTCTAAAACAATTCCTAATAAAACACCAATGCGCTTATGGTTAATGCGTGGTTCATCGTAGGAAACATTGCGATCACCGTAAGTAAGGCGTTTTGCTTCATCTAAAACTTCGCCTCTATCCATTTGCATCCCCCATCTCATACCAGCCATCGCCCCAAAGGGTCAATAATCGCTTAAAGTATGCCTCGTATTGAAGGCCGATAGTATCAAGGTTATACAAGGAAACTGCACGATTGCGGATTTTGGCGCGATCTAAGTATTTGACCCCTTCGGCTGCCTGCATAAATTCAGCCAAAGTGCGGCATCTAAAGCCTGAAATCCCATCAGGATTGTTTTCGACAAATGCGCCCCAATCAGTTGTGATTGTTGGCGTGCCACAAGCCTGTGATTCAATTACTACATTTCCAAAAGGTTCTACATACAGTGTTGGTGCGAAGGTAGCAATGGCACCGCCCATTAGCTCAGCGCGTTGCTCAGGGCCAACCGACCCTACAAACTCGCCATACCCGCTTTGCTCACCTGGCCCTGCCAAGATAAGCCGCTTGCCTAGTCGCTCACATACTTCTTGAGCGATTCGGTAGCCTTTTCGGTCAATCAAGCGACCAATAAACAGGTAGTAGTCACCTTGCCCATCGCCCAATGGGAACATTTCAGGTTCCAAATATCCTGGAATAACTGCATCGTAGAACTGGCCATCTGCCGTTGTTGGGTTTTTCCACCCTGCATAGATTGAGTGCATCCAGGCATAGGACTCAAACACACGATACTTGGCAAACACGCCGCCGTAGCCAACGCCAAACTCCACGGACATATGGGCAGGAAAGGCATCGGCAATTGGCTTTTGTGCGCTGCCACCGATGAGGCAAATGAAATCTTCTTTTTCAATGCGATCTGCAATTTCAGCAATGGCCTTTGCATTGAACTTATCCCAAAGCCACCCGTCAAACGGGAACTGGGTGTAGTGAGCTACACCTGCAAGTGCTGCCTCTTGTTGCTTCTTTGACACGCAAGTAATCAGTTCAGTGACAGGTGCCTCGACTTCTTCGCCTGCATACAAAAATACTTCGTGGCCTAAGTCATTCATCATTATACAAAAACGCCTGACCTTTTCAGTAAAGGCGCATCCTGCGAACTCTTTTGTTACCTGTGTGTGTGGCAGTGCCACAATGTGAAAACGCATTGATTCCCCCGAATCTGTTTTTAAGAAAGAAGATTATATTGAAACAAACACATCAAGAATAGGGTCGTAAGTATCTCCGCTGCCTGCGTATTTACCTCTGAAATTGCCATTGTAAGAAGTCTGCAACCAGTCTGTGTCAGCTCCGAATGTTTCTTTACAAAATGCAATTCCCAAAGGTTCTGATTCAGGAAACTCTTTATTTTCTAAAACTTCGTTGCTGATCACAACAACTTCACGAACAATATCGTTTTCCATCTTTGCAAAGTGCGCCATAATTATCCAATCACCACAAATACTTGACCTGAACCACCGTTACTTGGGAAGTTATCAGACCCCCCGCCCCCACCGCCCGTGTTAGCAGTACCATTAGTTGGAGTATTTACACCCGAAGCACCCGCACCACCCCCGCCTGTTCCACCCGCCCCTGGAGAAATTGAATTTGCCCCGCCGCCCCCACCTGCTCTTGAAAGTGATGTGCCTGTGATTGAGTT